AGACTACTATAGTCAGCTAAATTAAGTGAAACATCTTTGAACGAATAAAAATTTTGGATGTTTATTTTTTCAATTCTCATCTTGTAGTAACCTATAGCCCTCCATCAAAGTTTCTGCTGGAATAGTAGAGTTGGCTTGCTCCACATAATCCGAAATGATCATCTCGTTAATAGCAAAGAGATCTCGGTCTGGTTTATAGGAAGAAAGATCTTCCTCATTAAACACTGGTGAGTACTTAACGTCAACAGAATGCACGTTAAGCTTTTCGTAAGGAATTGGGAAGTGATCAACGTCCACTATTACTCGTAGAAAAGTAGTAAAGCGGGGGTCATTAATCTCATCTAAGTTGTCTTCTAGTTGGTGAGCGTTATATACTAAGTGCCTTGGGCCACTAAGAGGTTGCTTGTACTCTACCTTGTCTCCCTCCAGAATAGCATAGAAGCAATCCTTAAAGGCTTCTCCAAAGTTAGTCGTGTAGGGAGTTCCAAGACAAGTTACTGTTGAACCAGTCTCTCGTAGTCCACCTTGTCCCTGACGGAAACCATGAATATGCCCCAAGTAAGTAGTGTTACCAAAATGACGGAGGCCAAGGCTAAAGTCAGCATCACCAACGGAGTTAAGGCAACCAGCATAACCGAAGTGACCAAAAACCGTATAGCCCTCAGGAGCCATCTCCAACTGATAGATAATATGTTCTTCATTTTCATAGTGCGGGATAAAGACCCGCTTTTTACTTTTGTCTGTGAATGTCTGAGTGACGATCTTAATATTCTGTCCGTCAAAAACACTTAATGCAGTAACCCCATCGTCAGCTTTGGTTTCGCTGTCGTGATTACCTCTTAGGACTACCACTGGTTTGTCACCAGCAGACTCCAGAATTTCTTTGCAAGCTAGTAGCTCACTAGGAGACGGTCTCCTATGCATGAAAACATCTCCCATGATAATAATATCAGTAGGCTTCTCCTCCCTAATAATGTTCTTTACGCACTTAACTTGTGACGCAAGAACACCGGGAACTTTAGAGTTTAAATGTAGGTCAGTGATTAGGAGTGTTCGCATAGAGCCTCCCAGCTAAGGGGGAAGATATCGTGCATGATATCTCCAATGGCATTTGCATACTCCTGCGTCTCTAATTGGGTATGCTCCTCAGTACGAAGCTTCCACATGTGATACCAACCTAGTAAGGTTCCAGTAGTTACCGTAGTGGTAAACATAGCTTGGGGGAGAACCATGCGAGCTTGTTCAGCACACACACCTTCCTCTAGCATCTTAGTGTACACAAAGTCTGCGAGGTCATAAAGCTCCTCCATCTCTTCGTGAAGTTCTTCACCCATAGCTGTAGAGATAGGCTCTAGTTTGCTACCCTGCTTTACGTTGTCTGCTGCTTGTCTAATCTGGTCAACGTCGGGATGGTGATGCTCTGGTGTCCCAGAGATATACCTGCGAGAGACTTCGCTCCAAGAGAATCCAACCTGATGCTTACCTAGTTGGCGAAGCACAAAAAGAGGAGCATGAATTCGTAGAGTAGCAGAAGGGTGACGAAACGGAAGCACATGTCCATGTTTAGCCAAGTAATTAAGAAGCTTCGTATCTTTCTCTTCATCGAACTCTTCATGTTGTTTATCAAACGAACACCTCGCAGCATTTACTACCAAAAGATCCCCCTCATCAGTATGATTGAGGAGGTCTACATAACCATAATCTAATACGGGGATTTTCATTTACATTCCTTCAGGTCTTGGATGGCTACATTATAACAGTTTGCTTTAACCCTGAAGCCATTTGCAGGGTCAATCTTTCCTTTCTTCATATACCGAGCAGACTCAAAGTATTCTTCCTTGTTCATCTCACCGAGAATCCACCCTTTAGATAGGTCTCCCAGTACGCGCACAAAGATATACTTATCACACTTCTGCTTAGTGTTGAACGCAGCGACAGAGCAGTCGTAATCGGGCTTCGGAGTTACGGTGGTGCGCTTGGTCTTTACGTCAATCTTTAGACCTTTTGGGTCTACTAGATCATAGTCGTAGGTACTCTCGCTTTTGTAGCCGAATGTCTCGCGTACAATAATTTCCCCAAGAAAGCCAGCCAGATTTCCAGCCCCCTTCTCAATGGAGTTTTTTAGTTTGCCTAGCTCTTTCGCAGAGTCTCTAGCTTCTAGTAACATCTCATCAGTAATCTCTACTTCAATCATTCATGTACTCCTGAATCTCTTGCAGGTTTTGGGGTTTGCCATTTTGGAAATCAACTTCAACACCGTCACCGAAAGAGAAGCCTACCTCAGCATCAATCTTAAATGGAACATCGAAGTGAATATTAAAGTGTTCTTTAATGAACGGATAGTTTACAAGCTCATCGTAGACAATTTCCAAACACCTTTCAGTGGCATCCTTATGGCAGATTAGTTCGATACTATCGTGAACAGTAGCTACGGGCTTGGCATCAATACCTTCCTCTTTGAGCCGCCTGTGAGTCCCTAGGAGGCCACAGAGAAGGATGTCCGATGCAGTGGACTGGATGGTGAAGTTAAGGCCCTGACGGGCTGCACGGTTGACCACCTTGAAGTCTTTGGAGGTAATGTCAGGCAGGTTTCTCCTGCGTCCAAAGATAGTATAGGCGTAATGGTTTTCCTTAATGAACTTCTCCACGAACTCCATGTACTCAAAGATAGCAGGGTAAACATTCTGATAGTTACCAATAATCTTCTTAGCTTTAGCTACTGTAATACCCGTAGTTTCAGCGAGGTTGAACGCCCCTCCTCCATAGGCAATAAGGAAGGAGATCGCCTTAGCAATCTGACGTTCTTCCTTGCTAATCTTCTCCTTACTGAACAGCATCTGGGCTGTATAAGTGTGGAGGTCTGCTCCCTTCGTGAACGCTGTCTGCATATTCCCATCCTTTGCGATGTGGGACAGCACACGAAGTTCCATGGCTGCATAGTCTACAGTAATGAAGCGATAGTTCTCAGGACAATTGAAGAGACTTCGGATGTTATTATCAGTGTCCCGTGGAAGCGTGTGGAAGGATACTCCCATAGCCTCCTTGGCACTATAAGCCGCACAGGAGAGGCGACCCGTAGCAGTGCCATCGAAGCGGTAGTCTACAAAGACTTTAGGCACACCATTATACTTGATGGCCTTCTTGGTCCCTTCGATATAAGTTTTGGTCAGCTTCTGCGACTTACGAAGGTCTAGTAATCCCTTGATAAACTTTTGGGAATTTCTTAGGTCTTCGGTTGTCTTGCCTTGCAGGACGGACTGGCTGATTCTTTTCCCTTCGTCTCTATGATCCCACTTACCCACGCCTTTTTAGCTCCTCTTCAATATGTTCCAGTAGTAGTTTAAGCGTGGGGGCAGACACAGACGGAGTACCCTTGGCTGTACGGTCAGGAGGGTACATTTCGAACGCACCTTCTCGGGTATATAATACCTCGATCAGATCGTTATTTGAAGAGAGATTATCGGAAGTCTGTACCTGCTCGAACGAGTAAAGGTTATCCTCTTCCTCAATGTTAGCCACACGAAGTTGGCGACCTACTGACTCAAGTTTCTCTTCGCTGACTCGCATCCCTTCATACTCCATCTCGGAGAAGGTAGACAGGGACGGCATGATAAGTTTGCAAAGCAAACGAGACATTCCAAGTTCAGTTAGCTTCTCCTCAATTAGGTTGAAGAGCTTAAGCGTAAAGTATGAGTCCGCTGCATTGCCCTCGCAGCAGTCCGACAAAGCCATGTTAGCCCAGTCGAAGGTCTTGGGGTTTTTAATTGTAAGCATTAGAGGTTCTCCAACTCGTCTGCAAAGTAAAGTTTAACCAGATCCATCAGACTCTTAGGAGCAGTCTCGTTGATGAAGTGGTGCATGATCTTCGTATCCCACACGTTCGTCACAGAGATCCCGTAATTAATAAGGAACTTCAGATCAAACTTAGCGTTATGGAACACCTTTCTATTGTTTGGATTCTCTAGGATGGAACGAAGGAGAACCCAAACTTTATCTCGATCAGGTTCTCCTTCCTTAAACGGACTATCCTTATGGTCAAGCGGGATGACGTAAGTGTTTTCCTCTGTCGCAATAGCGATAGTCTGAATAATGTCCTTCCGAAAGTTAAGGCCAGTAGTCTCAATGTCTACGGCGATAGTTTCGGTAGTAGTAGAGAGCTTCTCTGCTACAGCTTCCACCCCTTCGACTTCGGTTTCCGTAGAAAACCTGAAGTTCCCGGAGTTCGTTTTGCCAAGTACATATTTTTCATATGCATTCTTGATGTCTGTTTCGAAGAGGTACCTGTGTCTTGGCTCCTTAAGTACAGCATAAGGATGGTAAACAGGAACAACGATGCAAGAATGCCCAGAACTAGTGGTGAAATCATAAGAGTTACCTCGTTTATTAGTAATACCGCTCTTCTTAATTAACATTTTCATAGCCAAGTTGCCACAAGCAAAGACAAGGCGCGGCTTAACCTTATCAATCGTAGCATCGAGGTGGGCTCTGCACAACTTAAGATCGGCAGGGGTCATATCCCCGTCTTTAACACCGGGGCATTTAATGGCAGCGGAGAACTGGGCCTTCTCTGGATACAATCCACGAATTAATTCCTTTTCCTTCTTTGAGAAGGGCTCCAGTTTTCCTAGCCTGTGCTTGAACGAATCAGACAAGAAGAGAACGTCTCCTTGGTCAAGTTTTTCGTAATCCATGTAAGCGTACTCGGGCTTACTCTGCTTGAGAATCGTACACCCATCACACAATTCATTGTCACAGGAGGGCTTAAGTCCTGAGTAGATGTTTTTGAGTTCGCGCATTCGTCTATTATAGGTTATGGGTAAAAAAGTGTATTACATAGATAACAAAAGATTTGAAGAAATCATCCCACTCTATCTTGCCGACAATGCAGAGCATGAGGCGGAATTAATGGGACTGTTCGATCTATTGATCACTAACATCATCGAAAGCTTCAAGTTTAATATAGACAAAGAGGACGCAAAACAAGAATGTTTCTTACTAATTCTCAAGACGTTAAAGAATTTCCAACCGTCCAAAGGATCAGCCTTTAACTATTTTACGACCGTCATTGTGAACAATTTAAAACTGTTGTACACTAAGAACAAGAAGTATGAGAAAAAGATTAGTGAGTATCAGGATCTCGTCGATCAGAGACCAAGCTCTTTGTACACGCGAGACAAATAGTCTTCTGATTCGATGCTTCCTCTCTTGAATTGGACCAAGTGTGGAAGCTTGGAGGTCTTAAAGATTACGAAAGCGTGGGGCATCGTAAAGCTGTCCACCACATAGAGAGGTTTAGTGCGTCGAGGACGCGCCCCCTCTTTGTTGAGCATCTCAGACCTATCTTTAAGTAGATCCATCAGCTTCTGGGAATGATCGTCCCAAAGAGAGAGAAAAAGAACGCCGAGATCATGGCGAGACTTCTTCTGGTTCTTAAGAACCTTATTAAGTTGATTCTCCGTTCGGAGAAAGACAGGTTTATACATTACTCGGTAACTTCAATGGAGCCACTGGTGGAAGTATCATCAACTCCCGTAAGGTTTCCGTCATCGTCAAAGGTAAACCCTGACGCTTCGTACTCTGCACGGTTCTCTTGGATGTGCTTAACCATATTATTGGTAAGCTCCTCCTCAAGGGCGCGGACACCGTTAAAGAAGATGGAACGCACGAAGTCGTTCATGTTAATCTCCGTTGGCTTAACGGTGTTGGCAAAGTTACGGAAAGCTTCGGCTTCCTGCTTGTCTAGTTTCAGTTGGAATTTCATTCTATTCTTACTCCGATATTCGGTTTTGATTCTCCACCCTTCGGGGCGGAAGGCAAATTTTAATGAGTCAGTCATTGTTCACGCTATTATAGTACGAGGTCAAGTGTTATGAACGACAATTACGATTTAAGCAATCTTCGCAAAAAACCTAAGCGCAAGAACAGCAGAACCAAGGGTAGTACGTTCGAGCGACAAATCGCCAAGGTACTTAATGATAGATTCAACACCACAGAATTTTCAAGAAGTCCCGGTTCTGGAGCGTTCGCCACCACCCATAGTCTCCCAGATCACTTAAAAATTTATGGAGACTTGATAACCCCACAGAAATTTAAATTCTGTATTGAATGTAAAAAAGGATACAATAATCAAAACTTATATAGTTTATATAATTATAGTAGCGACACTTGGAAATTTATAGAACAATGTGAAAAAGATTCTCAGAAATGTTCCAAAGTCCCCATGGTAATCTTTAAACAAGATAGACAACCTACACTAGCCATTATCCCACAGTCTGTAGAGGTAACAGACGATATTAAGTACATAGAAATCCACAACAAGAAGCACTACAGAGTGTACCTATTTGATGAACTAATTAAATGTTGGGATTCTATGTGGTTTGAGCAATAAGCTTCTCTAATAGAGCGGCTTGTCCCTGTAAGAAATCTAATAAGAGATTGGGTTCAACAAATTCAATACTCTCAGAGATCTTATTTCGGGATGATTTTCCAACAGTCCACTTAGAATTTCCTCGGGCAGTATCGCAACTAGCTAAAGTGGTTCCATCCTTATCTTTAATATTAATAATGGTTCCACCTCTTTCATACTCAAAGAATGCTTCCTCATCTCTCACCATTCTCATATTTTCTTCTACAGTAGCATTATTTAAATAAACTCCTTGATACCCGTCTTCTAACCCTCTAGTGACACGCATAGTCTCTTCAGTAGATCCACATGCTTGGCTATAATCCATCAACAAGTAGTCCCTCATGCTGGAATCAGTAACTCTTCCTGTCCCTTCTCCCGCTCCTTTAGATGTACGGTGAATCTCTCGCTTAAAGATCTGTTGTCGTATGTCTTCCTTGACTTTTTTCAGAGCTTTAAGATCTTCTTTATCCGTGCTGCCGTTAACCGCTCTTGTGGCAGCGTCATACCGCGCCTTTCCTGCCTCATCCTGTCGTTTATACTTCCACCAGTTATCTAGTAAAGCTTGAGACCTTTCAGGAGTTACACCCGGACTTCCGGGAGTGAGAAGCCTGTCATATCTCGCACCTTGCTCTTGAATTTTAGCGTGTTGTTCACATGCTCTATCGGAGGAACCCTCTCCTCCACATCCATCCATTCTTTTTTTATTTCTCTCAGCAAAGTCTTTAGTGGCTTGAGTCATACCTTTGCTCGCTTCCAATTGCCCTGTCAAAACTAGATTATCGTAGTCCTCCACCACAGGGGCATCGTCGCATATAGCTGTTGTGCGGCTTTGAGATAGCTCTCCAGCCCCACCCTTACCCTTGGAGCTAGTTAAGGTTTTAAGCTCCACTTCCATTCGACATCCACCACCTTCTTTGGGAGTAACTAAATCCTTTACCCCAGACCCCTCACCTCCACAACCTCCCTGTGTAGGGGTGTTGCCTAGCTTCTTCTTGTAATGATCCGCAATTTGCTTGCACTTCTCCTCATCATCCCACTCAAATACGAGGTCAGCTTTTTTACCTGAAGACGCAGAGTCCGTGTCTCCTTCGTGAACAATCTTATCAGGAATTAACTCGGGGTTATCACC